CAGGCCTGTTCTGGACGCACCACCGGCCCCGGGACCGGGCAAGAAACAGGCTCCGCCAGCAGAAGAGGAGACGGACGAGCCCGACCAGATCACGCGTGACCCGCGGACCGGGCGGGAACAAAAGTCCATCAGCTTTGGCAAGCATCAGAGACTGATGAACAGGCTCAAGGCGGATGGCGAGGCGTTCCGCAGCCAATTGGAGGAGGGCCGGATAAACCAAGCCAAATTGGCTGAGAGACTGGCGATCTTAAACGATGCGCTGATGGCGCCTCCTCCGCCTCGGCAGCTGACGCCCCAGGAACAGGAGTATGAGCGCCGGCAGCAAATGCTGCAGAACCCGATGCTGGAGGACACGATCGATCCCTCGATCGATCTGGCTGGCTCGCTCGCGCAGATGCAGCGCCGGCAGATCTTCATGGCCAACGCCAGCATGCAGCAACAGGAGGATACGCAGGAGCAGCTGAACTATCAGGCCATGGTGCGGGAATATGGCAATGACGCTGCCCGCTTTTCACAGACCGAGGAAGGCCGGCATTTCTGGGGCGACGAAGGGGCCTATCAATTCTTGAAAAACTCGAGGCTCGTGGAATTGAGTTTCGCTCTGTACGACAAGGACCCGCTCGATCCAAACGTGCAGTTCACGCAGCAGGAGATCGATAGGATCGTGGCTGAATTCAATGCCGAAGAGAGGCAGCTGGTCGGCGATGCCCTGCAGAACAGCAGGAGCCCAACGCGTACGATCATGCGCTATGCCAGGGCGCGCGGCTGGCGTCCACCGCAGCCGCAGCAAGCCGCCCCCCCGACTAGGCAGCCGGCAACGTCCAGATCGGGGGGGCGGTCTCCATTGGCGCAGCCGCAGGCCGGCGCCACGGCTCGCAATGCTATCGCCCAGATCCAGGCGGAGCAGGCCGGCGCCGCGGCGTCGCGCTCCCTGTCAGACGGCGGCGGTACGCCTCCAGGCGAGCCGCTCTCGATCGACCAGCTGCTGCGCATGGATGATGAGGAATTTGGCATTTACGTCGACAGTTTGCCAAAGGCGCGGCTCGACGCCATCATGGGGCGCGACTTCCCGGGACGCGGCTAAATAGGCCGGTAATTTGGCAAATAGGCCGCCAATTTTAGGAGCTTGAAATGAAAGCATTTTTTCTGGCTATCGGCCTATTTCTTTTGGCCTCTCCTGCTGCTGCTCAGTGTGGCTGTTATGGCTGGGGCGTTGGAGGATGGAATAGCTCGACATGGGGCGGTCCTAGCTCATTGCCAGTGACGCCGGACTATGGCGGCTATTACGGCGGTCCTGTGGTGATCGATCCATTCCCTTCGATCTCGGCCTACGGCTATCGCAACGGCTATTACGAGAGCGACGACGAGATCTATGGCTATCGGCCTCCAGTCGAGACCTATGGCTACCGGCCTGCGCTCGGAACCTATGGCATGCGGCCGCCTCCTGTGCGCCGTTTCGGCGGTCACCGCTATCAATGGGTGAGGGTCAGATAGGAGGAACGCATGGCGTGCTTCGGTCTGGGTGTCATTGAACAGCTACTCATTTGGCTGATCATTATTATCGCGATCGTGGCGATCATCCGGCTGCTGATCCCGGTCCTCGACAGCATGACCGGTATTCCGATCATTGGTCGCGTTCTTGAGATCGTGCTATGGGCGGTCGTGGCGATCATGATCCTCTACGTGATCTTCGGGCTGCTTGGCTGCCTCTTGGGTTCTGGCGGCGGCTTGCACTTCCCGGCGAGGTGATGTAAAACTGTCACACGCCTTGGGGATCGGCGCATAAATTTCCCCTCCGTTCGTGGGTTATTACGCCAAACCTACCGAGACGACCGCCTCGTTAAGCGGTTCTTGCCAGCAGACGGCGATAACACTCTGCACCCTCACGTATATCGCGCAAAATGTGCCACGGGCTCGTTATGTGAGCCCTGGCGCGACCGCAGGGGTGCCACATGGCGACCACCAGTTTTCCCGTCAATGACCAGATGGCGGTCAAGCTCTGGAGCAGGGTTCTCGACTACGAGGCACTGAAATATACGGCCATTGCACCGTTGATCGGCGACGACGAGAACTCGATCATCCACATGCAGGACGCGCTGTCGAAAGGGCCGGGTGACGCGATCACCTACGCGATCGTCATGCAGCTCGCGCAGGCTGGTTTTTCCGAGAACCAGCTGGCGGAAGGCAACGGCGAGGCCCTGACCACCTACAGCGATCAGCTCGTGATCAATGAGCTTATGGCTGTCGCTGGCGTCAAGAGCCGGCGCACCATCGACCAGCAGCGTGTCCCATGGGACCTGCGCAACACCGCGAAGAGCCGCTTAGGGGACTGGTACGCCAAACGCTATAGCGTGGCGTTTTTTAACCAAGTGTGCGGCTACTCTGTTCAAAGTGACGTGCGCTATACCGGGCTTAACCCTGTAAATGCCCCATCGGCTAACCGGATCATCCGTCAGTCTAATAGAACGTCCGACGATCTTCTGGTCGCCGGCGACACCTTCACGCTCGACATGATCGACAAGGCCAAGGAGGCCGCGATCACCGCGACCCCGCTGATCCGTCCGATCCGCATCAAGGGCACGGGTCCGCGCGCGAACGGGCGCAGCGACTACAACAATACGCTTGAAGATATGTACGTATCATACCTCGACCGGCCAGTTCATCGATCTGCAGAAAGCCGCAAGCATGGGCCGTGCGGAGACCGGCAATAGGATCTTCAACGGCTCGATCGGCATCTACAATTCCACCATCATGCGCTCCGCTTATGACGTCACCGATGGCGTCTCTGCGGCCGGCGCTGACGTACCGACCGTGCGGCGGGCGATCTTCCTCGGTGGACAAGCCTGCATGATGGGGTTTGGCCGCGACAACGGTCCAAGCAAGCTCACATGGAACGAAGAATTGTTTGATCACAAGCGTCGTCTTGAGATCAGCGCGCTCACGATCCATGGCCTGAAAAAGACCCGGTACAACAACATCGACTACGGCACGATCGTCATGTCGACGTACGCGGCGCCGGCAACGTAAGGAGCACAGCACATGGCCACCAACGTATTAGGCACTGCTGCTCGTCAGGACCCGCGGCAAGTCAGCAACACGCTGAAAAAGACGATCAACTGGAACGACGCCGCATCTGGCGTTGCGATGCCATTCGCGAATTATCTGCCAATGGGCGCCTTCATCACTGGCGTCTGGATCGAGGTGCCCGTCGCCTTCACCGGCACCACGCCTACGATCACGGTCGGCACCAATGCCGGCAGCTGGAACAATATCGTGGCGGCGGGCGATGCGACGTGGACAGGCACTGTCATCCCCGCCATCACACAAGGCAGAGCACTTGGTCGATCCCTTACCGCGGCAGCCGATGTGTTGCCTTATGCGGTATGGACTGCGACTGGCTCGCCCGGTGCAGGACAAGCCATCGTCGTCATCGAGTTCGAGGGCGGATGGCAGTCGTAACCTCCCAGCCTTGGGCCGGGCGGTCTCTCCTCTTCCGCCCAGCCTCTTTTTGCGAGGGTAGAGATCATGAACCGATATCTTAAGTCCGCTCTTGCTGGCGCCGCCTTCGGGCTGGCTGCAATGCTGGTCCCTGCGCTTGCCGTTACTCTTCTCGGTCGCGATACGGCGAACTATCGCAACATCGGGCAGGTCGGCATTGCGGCGACCTCGACTGACAACAACGTCACAGCAACGCCATCCGGCACCATCAATACAGCCTATCAAGTCACCCAAGGCTTCACGTATGTCGGCACAGTCGCGACTATTGGTGATGCGATCAAGCTGCCTTCGACCTTGACATTCTTCTCGCCGACAAACATCGACGCGTCGATGACGGTCTACATCACGAACCATACGGCCAACTCGATGAACGTCTTCCCGTTCTCGGCAAGCGAGGGGATCAGCAACGCCGGCACAGCGCTCGCGAACGGCTCAGCATTGGCAGTGGCGGCACATAACAGCGTGCAGTGCACATCATCGAGCGCGGCGGCTCGTTGGTTCTGCATCATCGGATAGCGCGGTCAGCCGCGGCTACCGCGGAGGAGGCGCTAACCATGCGGACACTTCTTGCCATTCTGCTTATGCGGACACGTCTTGCCATCTTGCTTCTTTTGGCCCTGTCGGCCGTTTGCGAAGCTCAGACGACCCCAACTTGTACGCCGCCATGCACGCAGCAGCAGCTGCTCAATGACGTGCAGACGCAATTCCCGGATCAGAGTGCAGGAGGCATCACGCCGGCTACGCTGCGGCAGTTTCTCAACAACAGCATTTATTCGATGTTGCCGACGTCGCCGCTCATTGCCAATGCTCCCGCCTGCTATTTCGGGACCACCGGCCTCACCAGCAACTGCACGGCTGCTATTGCC